CAAAGTCTGTATTGTTTTGACCGCCACCTGCTGGCAGCAGATCGGCTAAATTCGTCATTTATACGCTCCAACCAATGGTGACATCTATATATGTCATGACAATTTCTGCGAAGTTCTTATCAAAAGTTAGGTTAGTAGCAGAACTCGCTATGTTGCTGGAGTTTCTGTCCACGGTAAAACTGCTAGTAGCGGCAGCTCCCGTTCCATCCTTAATTGTTACCGTATCACCAGCCGATGGGCCAGAAGGCAAAGTAATCGTAATGCCTCCCGCTGTCGCTATGATGTAGTCTCTGTTAACCGCAGAGTAACTAATTCCTTTTAGCAAGGGAGTTATCGCACCAGAACCACCGTTAGCAAAAGGTAATACTCCTGTCACGTTAGCAGTAAGATCACAATACTGAACTGCTGTTGATCCTGTACCGCCATTAGCGGTAGGCAGCGTTCCGGTAACATTCGATGCTAAATTACAATAGTTAGTAGCTGTAGAGCCTGTTCCACCATGACCTGTTGCCAACGTACCAGCCATTGTAATCGTGCCGCTAGAGGTTATCGGCCCACCTGTATAGGTAAGTCCTGTGGTTCCTCCAGCTACTTGAACAGAACTAACAGTACCACCACCAGCTTCTGTAAAGTTTGCATCAATAACCGCTGCTCCTGCGCCAGCTCCATCTGCGTAGACGTAAGCTTTAGAACCGTTAGCAATCGTCACTGTTCCACCAGAACCCTGCTTGATCGTAATACTCTGACCGCCAGTGGTAGAGTTCTCAATCATCCAGACTTTAGAGACCGTATTAGGCCCAAGAGTAACCTCTCGTGTTGTAGTTAAAGAAACCGCTGAAGTAATCTTTAAAAACAAAGAACGAGTGGGGTCAGCCGTAGCGTCAGCCATTGTAAAGGTTTCGTTGGAATCAGCAGCCATCTGCTTGGTTCCATAACTAAAAGCATCCGCAACCAAGGCAAGGTTCGTGTTGGTAGATGTACCCCACGTTCCGCTTTCGTCACCTGTCGCTATTTCTTTTAGTCTTAAATCATTTGTGTAAGTTGCCATTTCATTACCTCAAGTTATCAAGGGATGCTTGTCCAATTTGGTGTTTGAGAAGGAGTCATGTTAATCCAGTTAGGATTCTGCGAAGGATCAATGTTTTGCCAGATAAGGACTCGACCTACCTCACCTGTTGCACTCAATCCTGTCGGATATACATTAGTTGCAGCCTCTACGACATAGGCCGTACCAAGCGCAGATGTTGCTGATAAACCAGTAACAGGTATTTCTATTAACAAGTCAACAGTAACGCCATTAATTACGCCTGTTGCTTGCAGTCCTGTTGGTGAAACATTAGCGGGAGCAACAACACTAAACGAAGTTCCTAGTTCAGCAGTACCAGAAACTCCTGTGGGATAAACTCCTGTTTGTTGCTGAACGCCAGCAGTGCCAACTTCGCCTGTAGCCTCTACTCCCGTTGCCGAGATTTGAGCGTTGTGATGTACGGTAACGCTACCTACTTCTCCTGTAGCAGAAACACTGCTTACCGCTACTTCCCCCGGAGCTAGAACATTAGCTGTTCCAACCACTCCAGTAGCCGCAACTCCCGTTACATTAACGGTAGCTCCAGCAAAAATACTTCCTGCGCCTACATTTCCTACTTGGCCTGTTGCCTGAAGCCCTAGAGATTCTCCCCAAACGCCGTCACCCCAAGCGCCTCGACCCCATCCTCCGATAACAATCGTGGCGGTTGTGTCTTCACCCCATGTTCCATCACCCCATGCGGCGCGACCCCAACCAACCCCAGACATTAAGCAATCCTAATCAACGCATTTGTAGCATCCGCAGTAGGCATAACGATTTTAAAATCACCAGCAGTAGATGTCTTATCACCACCAAAATCTAATACAACAACACTAGGATCGCCAGCAGCAGTATCATTATAAATAAGTGCGCCTCTAGCTGTTATGGTTGCTGTACTAAAAGTCAGATCATCAAAGTCCGTAAAAGCTGTGGTGCTGCTTGATGTAGGCGTTACATTAGTAAGAGTCCCGCCGCCTGCTGAATATCCGCTTCCTGATATTTCATTAGAAGTCGTATACGCAGTAGTAGCTGCGGTAAAAGATGCACTGTTATCATACAGGGCTAACTTAAAAGTATTGCCTGTCGAATTAGTAAAATTGTGTGTCGCAGTCATAAGTTCAGTCTTAAAACTGGTACACATATAGTTGCCTGAAAAAGCCATTTAAAGCCTCCTAATGTGTTCTGCCAAAGAAGCTTCCCCGGCATTAAGTAAAAGATTATAGATAGTTGTTCGCTCACTTTTTGCAGATTGCTTCATGTAATATAAAACAATTTGTTGAATTTGAGATTTAAAAGCTTCTGCTTGCTGTCTTAATACAGGGTCAGCACTTTGAGAGATTGAAATAATTTTATTAGCGCAATCAACTGAAAGTTCCTCAGGAGTGAAGCCGCGATTGTGAGTGGTTTCTACACCGACCTGACCAACGTCAGATTTTATATCAACCGTAAACATTAGATTCTTACACTCCTTACAGCTCCCGATCTAAAGGAATCAGTAGTATCATATCCTTCACCCAATGACTTCAGCCTAGAAACTGCATCTTCATACTTAGCGTTATACCACTGCATTTGATCAGGCTCTCCCTTAAGGTAGGTATAACCCTCAACCAAACAAGCATAAAGCAAAGCGTTTTCTGCGTTAGAACCTAACCAGCTCTCACCGCTTGCTGTAGTGGTGATTGACTCAGGTTCATACATATAATGAAGCTCAACTGCGTAATTAGCATCAGGAGTTGGCCCAATAATAAAACGAGTATCATCGAAAATGCTGTAATACTTAGGAACACCCTGAGTAGCTTCTACCGGATAAGCCTCACGCATAAAGTTAACGTCTTTAAATATAAGAAACTCATAACCAGTATTATCAATCGCTAAAGAATAAGACGCTAAAAATCCATCAGGCATCGTTAGATACGGATTTCCCTGACTTAATGTTCCCGTATCATTCTTACGCAAATCAGGTATTTGACACGTTCTTAGAATTCTTTGTTCAGCTTGAGTAATAATAGTAGGCAGATTAGTAACAAAAGTAGTCTCGCTACTTTCGAGATAATCCTGTATAGCTGTCTTTAATGTAGTAAAAGTAAAAGCCATAATTATTTCTTCTTAGGAAAACCTTTCTTCATATTAGCGTAAGCCTTAGAGCTAACAGTGCTTTTAGATTTAGGTCTGCTAATGCCTTTTTTCTTTCTTGCATTAATGTTTGCGTATAATCCTCGTTTTTTAGTTGCCATAATTTTAAGGCGTATTCGCCTGTCCTCCCATGCCGCTATGATTAGAACAATAGTAATAAAGTGTAGGCGCTCCAAACGCCACTGTTATCTGCGTGTAAGCTCCAGCAGTTCCCGGTGTACCCGAAGTTACCACGCCTGTAGTGTATTCAGAACCACCACCCCAAGTGCCATCGCTTGTTGTTGAAAAACGCAAAGGATGTAAAGGCGAACCATTGCTAGAGTCTGACTGATCAAAACGATAGGTGTTGTTTTCAGTAAGACTAACGGTAGCCTGTTGAACTCCATCAATATAGAACTTGTTACCACTGCCCGGATTAGAAACTGTTATAGCAAACGTATCCGAAATTACCAATACATCCCCAACAGCTCCTGTGTTAGCTACACCTGTAGGACTAACATTAACATCGACTTCATTAGTCTCTACCGAAATGTTGCCAAGGTTGGTTGTGCCTGAAACTCCTGTAACCGTAGCTGTAGCCGAAACCGGTATTATTTGAACCTCTACTCGGCCTACATGACCAGAGCAATCAAGGCCCACTGTTCTGCTCCCCATTGCGGTATTTCCACCACCAACAGGGTTCCAAGCATAAAGCTCTCTGCTTTGATGAAAACCGCCATCAGGTCTTGGGTCTCTTAAAGCTTGAGGATCGGACATATTAATAAGTCCTAACCTCCACTGAGGGTTATCTACATCAACTACGTCTTTGCCTACAAGCATACCATTAGGTCTGCCTGCTTCTATTTGAGGAACAAGGTCTCTAAGCTTGTATCGAAAACCAGTTCGATCACAAAAACCAAAAGCGTGTTTACCGCTTGCATAACTACTCATAAGTATTGATATCCACCCGGCACAACATAAAGAGAAGCCTTCTCTCTAGCTGAGTCAGAGGCCATAGTCCATTGTTCTTCGTATAGTTCTTTCAGCATAGGAACAAGCTGAGCAGCTTCAGGTTTCTTTTGAGCAATCATATAAGCTAATCCTGCGGTTAAGCAGGGTAGAAACCTAGCTGGAACATCCATATTCAAAGAAGCTGGGCTTCCAGCATCTTCTATTCTTTCCATGTAGTAATAGCCAAATGTCCAAGTTTGCGAAGAATCAGGAACAGGCCACACATTAATAGTAATTCCGCTAGGCGCTCTTTCAACCCAATACTGGATAGGTCTTCCCTGTAACAACTTATTGGTTTGATGAGAATACTGAGCAATAGAAATGCGCTGCATAGTCAGGTCTGACTGTTTAGTAGTATCACCTGCGTTAGTTCTCATGAAAGCTTCTACTATATCTAACTTCTCAGAAGTTAAAGGATAAGCTCCTTGCCCCGGAGTTAGAGTCTCTGTTGCACCCTTAACCGTCCACAAACTTAACCCTCTGTTTTGCCAGTCCAACATTAAAAGGTTTAAGCTTCTTCTTGCTGTTCGATAATCAAAACCAGAACGCAACTCTAAACCACAACGCTCATAGGCTTCTTCCATGACATCGCCTAGATCAAGATTAAAAGTGTAAGTTCCGCTAGTAGCCATTAGACAATTCTACCTCGCGTTTGTCCC